TTTTGTTTCATTGGATATGGCATATTCTCTCCTTATAGTTTAGCGGGGTCACGACTATCACGATCATTAGACACGCCATTTTCGGGTTTATGGGTTTCTAAGACCCCGCTATTAAATAAATTCTTCATCCACTCATGCTTGACTATCCAGAGCCAAGGCTTTCTATCTTGGCGGACCATAACTACATCCGCATTCTTAAAATCTAAAAATGCTGCAATCTTTTTTCTGCGCTTAACCTGCACACGAATTGTTAAGTCACCTTTATTGGCTTTAACATCAATATCGCTCTTTTCACCAAAGCTACGACCATCACTACCCCAACTGCGTTCGGCTATGAAGCCGAGATCGCGGAGCAATTCAACGACCTCGACTTCACCTTTGTAGCCTTTACGGGATGCGGATGAAGGCATCAGAACGGTAGCTCTTCCTCGCCTTCCGCGGTTGGCGTACTCTCAAAAACCTTTTCTGGTTCGTAGGTTTTCTTAAAATCTGCATACGCATTTTTTATTTCCTCACTAAGAGGTGCTTTTGGGCATGGTGTAACAGTATACGTAGTGTCCATGCCATCACCACTGCGTGTAACGATCACATCGTATTCTGTCAGGTTACCCCATTCAGAGTTGCGATCCAACTCTGTTAACTGCTTTTGTACAGTAGCTTGGGTCACATCCAATACTTTGATTGAATTGCCATCCCACACTGGTATCTGCCAAAAATGTTTTGGCTTCTCACCTGCGGGTGCTTCACCTGCTGTTTTGATGCGAACTGGCGTACGATCATCCTGCCAATACTGATAACCCATTACTGGTGTACCTAATATTCGGAATCTGTTTTCGCCCTTGACAAATTTCATAAAGCTACTCTCACCAGTGCTTGGCACATCGTAGGTAGGCTCTAGTAGTCCACTCATCGTTACTCCTTTATTATGTTATAAGTATATCCATGGCGATCGAGTAAGGCGAGTATCTTATTATACGTTTTATCATCTGTACTAGCCTTAACACCGATGTCTGATTTATAGACTTTTCGCGCACCTGGAATGTATGTTTGGGATTGACCCAATAGTTTGCGCACCTTATGTGCAAAATTTATTCTCTCTTGTTTATCTGGTATGTGTATTGTGAGGAGCATGGGCAGTGCCTAATGACGTAAAAGAGAGAGAGTGTAGTTGTGGAACGTCACTTCAATCAGCACTGCCCAAGATACATGACAAACTTTAATCAACTGCTACCGCCTGTATCATTTCAATTTTACCCGACATTCTTTCTGCGTTAGCAATTCTATTCTTATCGTTAAACCAAAATGAAAAAAAGTATTTTTCTTGTATTGGATCGTGAAAAAATTCTAAAACATTACTATGAGTGCTTTTATACCATTTATTAGCTAATAAGATGCTCTTAACATCCTCTACTTTTTCTCCAAAAATAGTATGTTCTTTATAAATAGTATTTGGCACTTTTATATCAGAACCTAGATATTCAGCAATTTGACTTAACTTTTTTAACTTAAGTGATACGTTGCCCTGAGAATAATAATTATAATCTTCATATCTGCTTATACTTCTTGTGGTAACACCTAGTTTTTTAGATAACTGGCCTTGAGATAAACCTAATTCTTTTCTTTTATATCTTATATTATCTATAATATTACGTATTTGACCTTTCATTCTCTCTCTCCTTTTTTTTTAATAAGGCCACTGGATAAACTCCATCTTGATGCCAAGAACTCTGGCAATCCTAACCTTATGTTCATAACGAAACTTACGCTTACCACGCATCATAAGTGAGAGCATAGATTTATCCAGCGCAATCTCGCGCGCTAATTGATTTTGTGAAAAACCACACTCTCTCATATGTTGTTGTAAATCTTTCATAAGTGTTGACAAAGTATAATAACGCTTGTCAACACCAAGCAAGAACTATTTTATATTAGAACTCTTCTTCGATGCGCATACCGACATTGTATACGTCTGGCGCGACTTGCTGCATGTCTAAACTATTCTGTGCAAATCGTGCAAACATATGTTCAGATTCTGCATTTGTTCCTTCGCTGCTTTTATCACAAGAAAAAATAAAAGGAAGCATATTTCCATTTGTCATATTCCAAATATCTTCAACAACTGCATCATCGTCAAAATCTTTTTTAGAATACTCATCTGGCATAACATCTGTAGATGATAAAAAACTAAAATTCAAATTATAAATTAATCTTCCACCATACACATGTTTTAAACCTGTGGCAGTATTGAAAGGAGAAAGTGATGTTGATGAACCAAATCTGCCTATATTTGTTGTCGTGCCATATCTTTGACCGCCAACAGATTGTTGAATGTTGACAGAATCAAATATTACTGATCTTGTCAAAGATAAGTCTGGAGAATGTGGCATATCATAATGTTCACCTAAAAAAATACCACCAATACTTAAATCATTAAATTCATTAAATATTCCATTTACTGCTCCGCTATTTGTTTGAGTATGTGTACCTTCAAATTGTATACCCCAATATCTCAATTGAGTTTCTGGAAACCTTACAATCGTAGTGCCATTTGATGCAGGAGTAATAGTACAGCTTTTATTGTCCGATGCAACTGCTCTTGTTTCTCCATTTACTACATTGGTTACAGTAACTCCTGACCAGTCAATATCGCTAGTATCTGCATTGCCACCATTAACAGCGGTGACATCTGAAGATTCATTACCAGCAAACAATCTTATTTTACCTTGAGATGATACGAGATTATGATTAAGAATAGCAACGAAAGATTGTTTTGGATTTGCGCTACCTAAATTAATAGTAATTAAAACACGACTGTCAACATCACCACTTGTGTCAAAAGAAACTAAATTTAAAGGTTTTCCATCAAATAATTCTGATTCTGTTCCATTTTGTAAACCTCTTGTAGCTGTTGCACCCGATCCACCTGTTGCAGTTACATCAAAATTCCCATTTTGCGCTTCACCTCTACTTAATAAATATTGTATATAATCAATGTAAAATCTTGGTGTTCTGATATTCATATTTGCCATTAGCCTACCTCACGTGCTGTTATACTCACTTTTCCTAATGAGCGTTTTAAATCTGTAATCATATAATAATCTCCCCAGTTATCTCCAAATGGTTCTATTGGCATTTCACCTGACGTATTAGAAAATTGTATTATATCTCCTGTTTCTAACATATATCCTTTTGCTGGATTAACAATATCACAACTTATTATCTTTTTAATGTCACCATAAATATTCATATAGTAATCGGCAAAACCATCATTTGGATTACCACCACCAACATCAGCATTACCTGCTTTGTTAACATTATAATCTAAATTAACCTGCTTAATATTCTCTTTTGCTCCAATATTTAAATTAGAACGCGTTGAGTTGGTAGAATCCTCAGATGTTACGCTACTAATGTAAGAACTTTGTGCAGGATGCTTTTCAAAGCTAATCTCCATTTTAGTTATTAATTCACTAAATGGTGTTGTAGAAATATTAATATTACTAACATCATTACCTTGTAATGTGGTAGCAACATCGCTAGAACTATATGAATTTTTTATGTACCAATATGAACCAGAACCATCGGCACGAAACTTAAATATAAAACTAAATTCGAATTGTATTTTCTCTAAAATCTTTTTTAATGAGGTTGGTTCTAAAAACCAAGATCGTATATTCCACGCGCTTGCATCAATTCTTGCATCTTCAATATCTAAATTACTATTCCAATTATAAATATTTCCATCTATATCATCATATCCAGTAAAGCGAACCAACAAATCTCTGTGTGCTTCTAATCCACATGTTGCAGTACCACTACCGCCATTGTAACTCTTTTCTAAACCATCACCACCACAATATAAAAATTCAATACTTTTTAATGCTTGATAGCCTTGATCTTTGTCAGTAAAATCTATTTCGGTAGATACAGAACTACGTATATCATATATTCTTGGAGTAAAAGTACATGTGCCTGAATCTACTCCAGAATTTGCTATTTTAACTTGTATATGTGTTAAATCACTCCAACCATTTGTACTGTCAAATGCAGATAACATACTTGCACTTGTGTCTGTAGTAACTGATACAGAGGTTGTTCCAGATGTAGTCGATTTAGATGAATTATCTGTATTGTCAAACGTATCGTTGAAACCCCAAGTCTTATTTACAAAGCTACAATCTTGCGATCCTGACTCACCTAAAGTACGTGAAATAGTCCAGGCAAACACAATGGTCATATTTACTGCATCAACTTTATGATCTGGTCTTGTCCATTTTGCTTTGTATGATCTTGTAGTAGTGCCACTTCCTGTCCTTGAAAACTGTATTTGAGTAAATGTACTGTCTTCGCTAGCAAGTGGTGTATCAATTGCATTATCACCATTAGTCCAACTATCTGTTGACACATCTTCAACAGGCTTCATCTTAAATTTTTTAGGTATCTTATGATAAGCTCGTACTGCAAAACCGTTTTTATAACTTTCATTAGCAGTATCAAAACTTGAGAAATCATCTACGTATACTGGTAAAAACCTATCTAAGTTGCGATCATAGTAATGAGGATATGCAGTGCTTAAAATACTATGTATACCAGTTAACGCGAACACCTCATCACCACGTATTTCATTTACAGGGATAGGAAATACAGTCATATTAGCTCTATAGTCTTGCGATGTGCTATTTGCAGTATAGTTACCATAAGATACTGGAAAATATTTATTAGTATCAGATGCCTTAGTTTGTGGTATTTCTATATTATCCCAAGGTGATCTCTCTACAATCATTAAATTTATTTGATTATTATTATGAGATATATCAACTAATCTACCATTATATATCTGTAAACAATTTGACAGCGTACTGTCTCCATTTAATTGGCTATATATTTTTACAGTGCGATTTAAATAGCTATTAGAACCACCAAAAATTTCAGCAGAAAAATCATCACCTTTATATTTAAAATTTGCCAACGTAATAGAAATATTTCCTGTTTTAGCAGTGCTGTTAGATAAATTGATTGAGCTTCTTATTGTTAAATTGCTATTCGTTACAACACCATGATAAAAAACATTGCCTACAGTCGTATTATTTAATGCAATAGGAGTAAAGTTACTTTCATCATCATAATATAATTGTATAATCCAATTTTCAACAATGTTACTTGCTTTTGATGCTGCACTGTAAACTGCGGGTAATGTTAAGCTCACGCAAGATTCCGATTCGTTGCTTTGTTAATTGCAGGTATGATGTGATCTATAACTGTTTCATCAACTAATGGTGCAGAGATATTGACCGTCACTCCACCTGCATCGCCAGTGCGATTCATCTGCGCTAAGTTTTGTACACCAATATTTTGTACCGCTTCTCTGCGCATGACAAACTCACCTGCCTGGGCCATAATGGGTACGTTATCTTGACCTTGGACCACACCGCCATTTGCGAAGCGTTGTATACCTCTATTAGTTATGAGTCCACCAGTGTGAGCAAAGAAACCAGAAAATAAATTTAATAATGCTCCGCCAGTAGCTCCTTGTGGTGATAAAGAAGCAAGCGTACCTACCGTTCTTAAAAATATACCAAACATTTCTGATGCATCTTTAGTACCACCTCGTAATTGACTCATTGCATTAGATAATGCATTAATGGAACGAACGCCATTATTATTAACTGTAATTGCTTCTTCACCTTTATCTATTAACTGCAAGCGAGCATTAACTAATCTTATTACAGCTTCGGCTTCTTTTATTTCAGCTTCTGTTGTTAGTCCACTTACTTTAGCAACAAACTCTCCTGCTACCGCAGCTTCTCTATCAATAACTAATTTACCTTGCAATACTTTACTTAAATTCTGCTCTGCTTGAAAAATAGTCGCAGCTTTTTGTATTCTTTTTTCATCAACATCGTTTACCTGCATAGTAGCTAACGCTAAGTCTGCCATAAGTTTTGTTAATCGTTGATTGTCTTCTGCTGATAAACCCAGCGCAATATTTTGATTCTGTAGCGTACCAATATATCTGTTCATTGCAGACGTAGCATTTTGTGTAGATACGGTATTACTATTTATTTGTGTATTTAAAGATTGAAACGAATCGGTAGCCTGTAAAATGCGATCCAATACTGCTACGCCAAATAATGCACCTAACACTTTTAGTAGCGTAGTGACACCACCTGTCATTAACGTAACAGTTGCAGCCATAATCTTAGCTCTACGATTAAATATCAAAATTAAACCCGACACAGTACCCACAGCAGTTCCAAATTGTGCAATGCGCTGTAAATTTGCTTCACGAAACGCCTTTTCTATTGATTGTGCAGTTTCTGTTAGCGCAGGTAATAGCTTTTCTCCAATAGATGCTGCAAACCTCGTAATCGCGTCATTCATATTACTTATTGCACCACTAAATGTTTTAGATAACCTAAGACTACTACCTTGTATACCTGCTACTGGATCAACCATTGCACGCAACAACGCTCTCCTAAACTCAGGTAATGTAATTTTACTTAAATCATCAATGCCTTGCGAATCTTTAATTAATTGTAAGATACCTCTTTCTCTTAGACGATCTGCTGCACCCGCCCCCCCCGCAAAGGCACGACCTAATGCGCTTGCTGCGTCAGTAGCTGTTGTACCCATAAACGCAGCCAAATCTGTAACAGCAGTTAAGGTAGCTTGTGAATCGACTCCAAATGCTTCTAACTGCGCACCTGCTTCAACTACATCTTGTAACTGAAATGGTGTAGTTGCTGCAATTTGATTAAATGTGTCAAATGCCTTTTCAGCTTCAGATACACTACCAGTTAAACCAACTAGTCTGGTTTGTACATCCTGGAATCCAGATGCTGCGGATATAAATCGATTCATCGCGCCTACCGCTCCACCAATCGCAAATGTATAGACTAATATTTTATTACGTAATGAACCTAGCTCACCAATTAAGCCAGTGGTATTATTACGAATTCTTTTTTGTGCTTTACCAAACTCTTTAGAGCTTTTATCTAGTTTATCAAAATCTCTAGTGGCTCGTGAAAAGCCTTTGGTGCGAACCTCAATTATAAATCTTTTTTCAGCCATTTTGTTTCTTTATATCTTCTGATTGGAGTGCATTAAATTCTTCATCAATACTAGAAAAGATGACTAAGCGGTGATAATCTGCTTCATCTATAGTGTTTGCTAAAGATAGATTAAATCTCTTCATAGCCATATACTCCTCAAGCGCAAATATAGTCTCAGGCGTTAGAAAGTACGTTGAGTCGGCACAGAATACTAATGAATGATATAACGCAGCACCAAGCGTAAATTTTCCATCTTTGCTCTCAGCGACAATACGCCATATTTCATTCCATAGTTCATCTTCGTCATAAGTTATGGTTTTCTTTAGCGTAGGAGACTGCGCTTGGTATGGAAAATGCAAGTTGCGACTAGGTTGGTTTCGATAACTCATCCACATCGCAACGCGGTGCATTATGACTTTTTTTGATTTACGTCCTTATAAGCATTGTAGATACTCATTAATACTTTATCTATGTCATTATCATCCAATTTACCTAATGACTTTTCTGGATCGGTAAATGCGTAGTTTAATATCCAATCTAATACATCAAAAAACTTTGCAGTATCAATCTCACCATCTTTGGTAATTGCTTTAACTTCTAACTGATGTAACTGTCTACGCGCTTTAAAGGTAATGTCTGGTACATCAAATGTACCATTATCTGTTTTTACTTTCATTGTTCATCCTATTAAGATGAAAATGGCGTGCGATCGTGATGAAATTTATGCTGTGCTAATTGTAACTACAGGATTACTTGTATTAGCTGCGTTATATGTGCATCTAAAAGGTATTACACTTTTAAAACCATCTTCATCAAAGTTAATAGATGATTGATCAATAAGTGCTTTTTCAGCAGCTATGGCAAATGTTCCATCTGTAATACTTATTGCGCAAAGTGGTTCAGCGTTATCAGCGAAAGAAATCGCTGCATCAGATTCTGCATCGCGTTTGACAACCATACTACCAGTCACTTCATATCCACCAATGACATATCCCAGTGGTTTAAAATTATTTGCAGCAGTATCAAACCCAACTCTATTTACTGATCGTGCAATATTTAGCTCAAAAGAAAATAAAACTAAATCTTCCGCACTACCACTAGAAGGAGTAATAGTGGTTGCAGAAAGATCGTGCATATTAAAATAGCTTATTTGATCTGCAATAGTAGTCTCACCACTTCCACTAAAAGAAATGTTTGCTTTTTCTGGATTAAATCCAGTGACAAATGTAGCTGAACCCATAATGACACCACCATTACTGCCAATATCTCCAGATAGTGTAAATGATGTAACCATACAACTTGCAAAAGATAATGCGGTATTATCTGCGCTTGCGCTACCTTTGTCAAAATATAATGTTACTGGTACAGCAGTGCTTCCACTTATATTGTGTGAAGCTGGCATTGAACCAAGTAAAGCATTTGTACCATCATCATCACCGTATAATGCTAAACATATTCTATTTATTGCTTGAGGTGAACCCATAAACTCTAACGTAATTTCATACATTCTATCATGTCGTTGTGCTTTAACCATCTCTGTTGATTGCGTTGCGCCACCTGCGCCCTGCCTAAATGGAGCAACTGCTAATGTATGATTAGCAACCTCACTAAAACTATAACTGGTTACTGGCATATGAATACGATTTTGACCACTAGCTGCTACCTTCGTGCCAAACGTAGACTCAGTACCTATAATAACATTAGTCTGTTGACTGGTTTGGAATCCTGAACTTTTAGCCATTATTTTTCCTCACTTTTAATTTTTTTTGTTTCTAATACCTTTAATAAGTTTTTTGGTAGTGGCAGTAAAGACTTTGAAACTTCGCATTCCATGCCTGCTAGTAATTTAAGATGCGTACTAGCCTTACCTAGTCCAATAAAATTCTTACTATCTTCAAGATTCTTATATTCTTCTTTAGCTTTTACAATCATACTAACTCCAATGTTTGACATGTAAATGTTGTGATACTTCTAATTTTGTCATCTTCCTGCTCATACTCAATACTACCTACGCTACCATTACGAAACTGATTTTCGCCACTTACGCTAAATGTATTGTTGTTGAACAACAACCTTTTTAATCTTTCTGTTATACTCATTACCTGTTTAAATGAATTTTTTGTTATGTTATTACTCAAATCTAATTCGTATTGTATGTTTACAGTCACTTCTCTTATTTGTCCATGTGAAAGCGTGTCAAGAACCTCATCGGTAACAGGTTGTAAAAGAAAACTCTGATTGCCTTGATGTTCATCGTAAAATATCTGTATCCCAAATTCATTTGCAATAATACTATTAAGGTTATCAATAACTCTATCAAAGATGACATTCTCAAAAGTGATTGCCATCATTTATACCTTTAAGGATGACATCATCTATAAATCTGCCCACTGCGCACAGTTCCCATTTGTATATCATCAGATTGAAAAGTTATGGACCACTCGTCATTAAGTGTATAAACACCTGCTTGAAATCTGATTAGTGCGCCATATGCAAGTGCTTGGTAATCACCATTCATCACTTCAGCATCTACTGACTTATGCCTACGTAAACCAGTATCGTTTTTAGTAAACACATCATACTTAACTGTGCTTGCAGTTCCAGGAGAAAATGTACCTGCTGTGCTGATTACAACGCGAACCTCATCGTAATCAGTACTTGGTGGTCCAAACATTTTAATATCTTCTATGTATCCAGTGGTTGACCCATTGACGCTTACTTCTCTTATGACACCAGATTCACTGCGAAATGATGTTTCATTCCACATAACATAATCGCGTCTTTTTAGCTTTACTAATAATCCATCTTCACCAAGTACGCGCTCCTCAAGCTCGTCTGCTTTCTCTGGGTCTTGACTGCGCACTAAATCAGCGCAGGCTAATATCGCATTGCAACGTATAACGATGAAGTCATATGGTCTGTCTGCTGCGCCTTGATAGTTGGTATTACCACGTTTATATATAGGTCGATTTAAAAAACTACGCATATGATCAG